AGCAGCACATCGTCTTCTTAAAGCGCCTGCTGGACCCCGAAGACTTGGGGCACGCAGCCAGCAACGAGGTGCGAAAGATCGCCTATGTCCTGCTCATCAACAACAACATCAATTAAGGCAACGAATGAAACAACTCAAACTGCGGCCATCCTCTGCCTCGCGTTGGATCGCCTGCCCAGCCTCTGCGCGTCTCTCAACCCTTGTCCCCTACCAGGAGTCAGGTGAGGCCGCCAAGATCGGCACAGCCATTCACGCGCTGGCCGAAACCTGCTTTCAGCTTGACACCGACCCCATGAAGTTTGTCGGGCAGCAGGTCGAGGGCATCACCATGACAGAGGAGAACTGCGACTTCGCCTTGGAGCACCTACAAGCCATTTGGGCCATCCAAGACGAGCTGGGGCACGTCAAAGTTGAGCAGTTGTTCAAGCTGTACGACACACCCGCATTCAGCCTACAAGGTACTGCTGATGTGGTCGGCTGGTCCATCACCAAAGAGAAGCTCACCATCGCGGATCTGAAAACAGGGCGCGGCTACGTTGACGCCGACAGCGAGCAGATGAAGATCTACGCCTTGGGCGCGATGAAGGTCAACAACCTGCGCGTGAAGGAAGTCGAGTTCCAGATCATCCAGCCACACCATGGCGACAAACGCATTTACCGCATGTCGGCTGACGAGCTGGGCGTGTGGGAGACGCAGGTCATGATGCCTGCCATTGAAGATGCTGTGAGTGATGCGCCCAGGTTTGCGCCATCAGAGTCAGCTTGTCAGTGGTGTCCCGCCAAGACGATTTGCAGTGCGCAGAAGGCTTCATTTGACGTGGTGGCGGCACAGCGTGACATCACCACCATCAAGAAAGAAGAAGTCAAAGAGGTGATGCTGGCGCTGTCCCCCCAACAGATCAGCGACATACTTGATCGCGCACCGATGGTAGAGAAGTTTATTGACGCGGTGCGTGATCACGCTATGTCGGCGATGGAGAAGGACGGCATGGTCGTGCCTGGCTGGCAGTTGCAACCCAAACGCGCCAGCCGTAAGTGGCTTGATGAATCCAATGCGCGTGCCGAATTGATCGCTGCGGGTTTATCCGACACCGACATCTTCGAAACAAACCTAATTACTCCTGCGGCGGCTGAAAAGCTATTGCCAAAGGATCAACGAGTACTCTTGGACGAATTAACGGCCAAGGTATCAAGTGGCTTGACGCTTGCGAGAGATCGCGGCTTGAGTCAATAATGCAACCCCTGTAACTTTTGAAAGCGAAATGCAAAATGCTAAATCTCTCTTCTGCTGGCGGCTCTGGAAACTACATCCGCTTCTCTCCCCAAGCCAACGCCTGGACCAACAACCTTGGCGAAGAAATCCAACTTAAGAAGGTCGTGTTCGACATTGATGCCGTGCAAACAGGCTGGCTCCTCTTGGGTGTCGGTGTGCGCGAGTGGAATCCTGATGCCGAACTCGGCCGTAAAAGTGCACAGCCGTCCCCCGAACATAAGCGCGGATTCACCGTCAAGTTCTACAACAAGGAGCTGGGCACTGTGGAGTGGAGTTCTAACGGTGTCGGCCCCAACATGGGCCTTGAGCAGATGTACACGGCCTGCGCGGCACAGCGTGCAGCTAACCCTGGAAAGATGCCAGTCTTAGAGTACACCGGCTCAAAGCTGGAGAAGATCGGCAAGGGCACAACCCGCATCCCAGCATTTAATTTGGTGTCGTGGATTGACAAGCCTGCCGGTATGGATCAGTCTGATGCCGAGTTCGTGGCTCAGGCTGCGGCAGCTCCTGCGCCAGCGCCTGTGGCGAAGCCAACGCCAGCGGCGGCTGCTGTGGCCGCCAGTGATGACGAAATGTTTTAACTGACATCAGTCAAGTGCCGAGGTGTGACAGCCTCGGCTTTTTTTTCCTCAAAAAAATGGCAACAAAAAAATGAACATCATAGAGTTTGGCGACTGTAGAGAAACGATGCGCAGGTGGAAAGAACAAGGCATCAAGGCGCAGACATGCGTCACCAGCCCACCTTATTACGGCCTGCGTGACTATGGTCATGATGGGCAGATTGGACTTGAAGAGACGCCAGAGGAATACATCGCCGCAATGGTTGAAGTGTTCCGCTGCGTGTGGGATGTGCTGGAAGATGATGGCACGCTGTGGCTGAACATTGGGGACAGTTATGCAAGCACTGGCGGTCACACAAAGCTCGGCGATAGCAGCCAGCGCCAAGGCCGAAAAAATGTGGAAGAGCAGCACAAAGTTAAGGGTTACGCTGGTGGCGGTGATGTGAAGATCAAAGACCTGATCGGCATCCCTTGGATGCTGGCCTTTGCATTGAGGGCCGATGGCTGGTATCTACGTCAAGACATCATCTGGCACAAGCCAAACCCAATGCCTGAGTCAGTGCAAGACAGATGCACCAAGGCGCATGAATACATCTTCTTGATGAGTAAGTCGCAGAAGTATCACTACGATGCTGATTCCATAAAAGAAGATGCCATAGGAGAACGAGGTGGTGCGCCTTTAAAAGCACGAAATCCTGAATTTCGTCAAGGTGATGTGAAATCTGTCAATGAAGGATTGGCTAATGGATGGCAACCTAGTGAACATCGCAACAAACGATCTGTTTGGACCATCACCACCAAACCCTATGAAGGCGCACATTTCGCCGTATTTCCTCAAGACTTGATTGAGCCTTGCATCCTCGCTGGCGCACCTATTGGTGGCATAGTCCTTGACCCTTTTATGGGTAGCGGGACAACGGCGCAAGTCGCGCAGCATCTTGGCCGCCAGTATCTTGGCTGTGAACTCAATCCAGAATACAAGCCCCTACAAGAGAAAAGACTGCGCCAAATGTCCTTGGTGCTGGAGTAAACATGCAAGCAGAACAAATAGCCAAGCAGCTCGGCAACGCAAAGAAGGCCAACGGTCAATGGGTGGCAAGCTGCCCAGTACCAGGCCACGGCAAGGGCAATGGAGACAAGAATCCCTCACTCAGCATCAGCATCAACGATGACGGCAAGCCTCTCTTCCACTGCCACGGTGGGTGCACTCAGGAAGACGTCTTCAACACCATCAAGGACATGAGGCTGCTGCCAGAGCTGGAAGAAAGACCAGACCCACTGGCAAACATCAAGCCTTTGCCGCAAATCAAGTTCGATCAGGAGTGGGAGTACCAAGACGAGGACCGCACCACGGTCTTCGTCAAGCAGCGCATGAAGATTGGAGAGTCGGGCAAAACGTACAGGCTGTACAAGGTGGACCCCGATGGCCGCAGACATCCAACCCTTGGGGACGCCAGAATAGTTCCCTACCGGCTACCCGAACTGCTGGACGCGAAGACCGCGGGCAGGATCATCTATGTGGTCGAGGGCGAGAAGGCCGCAGATGCGCTGATAAGCATTGGCGTCACAGCAACAACGGCGCACACAGGTGCGGGAAGCTGGCCCGAAGCCATCACAGAGTATTTCGCTGGCGCGAATGTGGTGATCGTGCCCGACAACGATCTGCCTGGCTGGCGGTATGCGCAGAAGGCCGTGGAAGCGATCTGGGGCATCGCCAAGAACGTCAAGGTTGTAGATTTACAACTCCAAAACGAGAAGGAAGACGCCTACGAGTTCGTCCATCAGTACGGCAAGCAAAGAGAAGACCTTGTGGCAATGGTCAAAGCCGCACCCAAGCTGATGCATATAGAAGATGTAACGGTTCCCGAAAGACTGAGTGCGCTGAAGCTGGATGCGCCATCAACTACAAAAAACAGCGAAATCTATACACATGACGCAGATCATGTAAACAAACAGGCAGAAATTGAGCATGAGTTCGCGGGCGAGCCATCCACCAAACAAGCCAAAGAAGCCAAGCCGCCAAAGACAGTGAACATTGAGGCGTGGGATGACATACAGGACGAGCCAGTCGAGTGGCTGATCCACGGCATCCTGCCAAGGAAAGCATTTACAGCCTTGTACGGCCCGCCAGGCTCATTCAAGTCATTCATCGCGCTAGACATGGCAGAGGCAATAGCCACGGGCAGGCCGTGGATGGGCAACGAAATAGAGCAGCAGGGCGCAGTGCTGTACATCTGCGGCGAAGGCTTTGGCGGTATGGGGGCAAGGATTAAGGCATGCCAGATCCACCACAGCACGCCCAAAGGTGCGCCGATCTACGTCATCAGGCATCAGCTCAACCTGAGATCCAGCGCCGAGGACTTTAACGCGCTGATGATGGCAGTCGTCCAACTGGTGGAGACAACAGGCATTGAGTTCCAGCTACTCATCATCGACACGCTAGCTAGGGCGTTTGGCGGCGGCAATGAGAACGATTCAGACGCCATGGGTTCATTCATCACGTCAATGGGCAAGATCCAAGAGTTCTTGGCCTGCGCATTGATGGTGCTGCACCACAGCGGGAAGGACTTGGCCAAAGGGTTGCGCGGTCACTCAAGCCTGCTTGGCGCCGTAGACACCCAGCTTGAGATCCTGCGGTTTGAGGATCAGGCCAAAGGAATCATCAGCCTCACCAAGCAGAAGGACGGACAAGACGGCATCCGAATCGGGTTTGAGATGGTCGAAATAGAGATTAGCGGGTCCAGCTTGGGCTTCGATCCTGTGGTCAGCCTGGCGGTCCAAGCCAGCGATGAGGCCGTCAATGAGGAATCCAAAGGCAACAAGGGGAGCGCCGGAAAGGGCAAATATCAGAAGGTTGAGATGCTTTGCCTGAACACGGTAGTGAAAAGCAAAGGAGTTATAAAGTTTATAAATGGCAAGCAACGCATGGCCGCCAATTTGGACGATTGGAGGCAGGAATTGTGGTCGCAAATGGGGTGCACTGAGGATGATAAGAACACATTTAAGACAGCTTGGCATCGCGCAAAACAGAGATTGGTGGAGTCTGGCATGGGCGGAATCAGGGACAAATTTGTGTGGTTAGAGTCAAAAGATCAGTCAGAAGACGAATATTGATACTGGATAAACATACAGGATACAAGTTACAAACAGTTACAGATGTAACCACTTGTAACGTCCAAAGGTTACGTTACACACACACTGTCTATAAGACAGTGTGTAATGTAACCAATGGATCGTGTAACCCAACGGAGAAAAAAAGATGGCAACGAAACAGAAAACGAGAAAACCGAATCAGCTTCCATTGGTGGAGCAGCCACGTCCACCAGCAGATCCTTGGACGATTCATGTTCAAGCAAAGTTGGTGGAATTGGAGGCAGTCAAGGCGGCCAGCGACAGGAAGTGGGGAGAAAATCGACTGATTACTTTAGTTGACAGTGAGGTGAGAAAGAAATTCTGGATTCAGAACAGTCGAGTTCATCAGTTCATCGCGGCCAAGGATCAGATCAAGTTCGACTCTGCGGTGGCGGGAATGATCAGGGCGTTTGGCGTGTTGGACACCAAGGCAGCCGAAGCAGGGTTCCAGCCAGCAGGGAAAGATATTCCGAGAATCGAGTGGGAGATGGATAACGGTCAGGTCATGGTGGTCGTCAGGACGCTGAACGAGGCACTGGCAATCCAGACATCCAGAACAGATCTGCGGGATGAGCACATCTGGAGCCTAGAAGAGCTTGAAGTGTTTATGGTCGAGCCAATCGTTCAAGAGGTGATCAAGATCAAAGCCATGATCCCAACAGCACAAGTGACAAAGTTCAGCTCAACCAAGCTGGGTGGTGAAACAGGATTTGACGACTTTGAAAATGACCTGACATTCAGCGACAATGAGCCAACAGAGTTCAAGTTCAACTCAAAAGCAGCAGAGAGGTTCAAACATGGGACAAATTAAGCGTTTGGCGGCTTTGATCCGCGAGAAGGTGCTGGCGGTTGTCCAGCGCGTCAAAACGGCTGTAAGGGGGTATTGAGCGTGCCAGGAAGACCAAAGTTCAGGCAAGACATGGCAATGCTTGAGCAGTTGCCAGACGACATGATCGTCAGCATGTTTGAGGATGGCCGGTCACAGACACAGATCTGCTACGAGTTGGGTATCGGGAGACGGGCGCTAGAGCAATGGATCGAGGATACCGATCCCCATATAATTGCGCGTGCGCGCGCGAAAGCGGCTGACAAACTCGCGGTGGAGACTCTGGACATCGCAGACAGCATGGCCGACAGCAATCCGCAGCGCGATGTCCAGCGCATCCGCACTCGGCAATGGCTGGCCGAAAGGTGGGATCAGAAAACTTATGGCTTACAAAAGCAGGCGCAAGTGACGATCAACATGCAGGACCTGCGCATTGACGCACTGCGACATGTCGAGGTCATCGACGACTTATCCACAGGGGAAAAGGCATGATGTTCATCGCGGCCTGTGGACAACTGGCATTTGCCGAGGTTGCGCATGTATAACCTGTGCGTAACACCTTGCGTGGTTAACATAATGGACATCGTGTAAA